GGGCGAGAAAGCAGGGTCCAGGATGACGGTTAGCGCGAGCGTGCCCAGGTTCAGCGGGCGGGTGCCGGTATGAGTGTCACCAGCCCCTGCTACTGCACCCGCGAGGCGGTGATGACCGCCCTGGACATCCACCCCGCCCAGCGCGAAATCAGCCTCATCGACAGCGCCATCCAGGGCGCCACGGGCGACGTCTACGGCATCATCCACCGCCGGTTCCTGCCGCACGACACCACCAAGTACTTCGACTGGCCGAACGAGCAGCTGGCCTACCCGTGGCGCATCTGGTTCGACCAGCACGACCTGGTCTCCGCCACTGCAGTCACCTCGGTCGGGGTCTCGATCCCGCTGGCCAACGTCTTTTTCGAGCCGGTCAACAAGCAGCCCGACGAGCCGTACACCCGGATGGAGCTGAACCGGGCCACCTCGTCGGTGTTCGGCGGCGGCACGACCCCGCAGCGCGTGGTGGGCGTCACCGGGACCTGGAGCTACAACGCCCAGACGGCGCCCGCCGGCGCCCTGGCCGCCCCGGTCACCGACACCACCGGCACGACGGTCACCGTGACCGACAGCTCGCAGCTGGGCGTCGGGGACCTGCTGGTCATCGACAGCGAGCGGATGGTGGTCGCCGACCGCGCCATGGCCAGCACCGGGGTCACCTTCACCGGGCTGAGCGCCATCGCCGCCGACAACCTGATCGCCGTCCCGGACGTCACCGCGTTCGGCCTCGGCGAGGTGCTCATGGCCGACGCCGAGCGGCTGTACGTCACCGACAAGACCGCCACCTCCCTGGTGGTCAAGCGCGCCTGGCAGGGCACCGCGCTGGCCGAGCACACCTCGGGCACCATCTACGCCGCCCGCAGCCTCGCCGTGCTCCGGGGCGCCAACGGGACCACGGCGGCCACGCACGCCTCCGCAGCCGCCGTCTCCCGGTACGTGGTGCCCAGCCTGATCACCGAGCTGGCCATCGCCCTGGCCGAGAACAGCCTGCTGCAAAAGACGTCCGGCTACGCCCGCTCGATCGGCGCGGGCGACAACCTGCGCCCGGCGCCCGGCATGGGCTTGGCCGACGTCACCGCTCGCGCCTGCGCCCGCTACGGCCGGAAAGCGAGGACCCGTGTCATCTAGCCCCGCCCCCAGCCGCCCGGCCCGCCGCAAGCCGCTGGACGCCGCCCTGGTGCCGCTGGAGCGGGCGCTGCTGGCCCGCGCGCAGGCCCTGGAGGACGGCCTGGAGAACATTAGCCCGATGGAGGCTTTCCCGGACACGATCCGGTTCCGCCGCGAGCTGGCCGCCGAGTACCGCGCCCTGGCCGGGGAGCTGCATCAGTGACATGGCCGCCAGAGTCAAGATCGAGGTCAGCGCCGACATCTCCGGGCCCATCACCGGGGACGCCGCGCAGGTGATCATCCACGACTGGATGGACCAGGTGAAAGACGACGTCGCCGAGGAGGGCGTCCGCCAGCTGCGCACCTGGGTCATGGACAAGACCGGCCGCGCCACGGGCGCCTACCAGGACCACCTCGCCACCCGGCACACGATCACCTACCACGACACGGTGATCTTCGACGAGTGGCCGACCGCCGTATATTCGCCCTGGCTGGAGGGATTTAGCGAAAGAAACCGTTCTACCAGGTTCAAAGGGTATCATTTGTGGCGCATTACCAAGCGGCGGTTGCAAAGCCGGGCGGCTGAGTTCGCGCAGGCCCGGATGCCCCAGCTTATCGACCGTTTGAATGGCCGCTAATGACGAGGTCGCCGGTTGTTCGCCTGCTGATCCCACGTGGCCCAGCGGCAATTGGCCGCTTCATAGTCGCCGTCATTGTCGATGCGGTCCAGCGACATGCCATCTGGGCGTTCTCCCATGTCGGCCAGGAAGTTCTCGAACTTGCGCCAGCGGTCGCACACCGTAATCCCCCGGCCGCCATAGTCCTTCCAGAACCTGTTCCTGGGGTTTGTGCACCGCTGGATCATCGCCCCCCAGATGTAGTAGGTGGACGTCCCCTGGCGCCCTTCACTGCGCTTGCGGCCATGACCGTGGATCGTGTGCTTGGCGGCCATACGCTCGCGGGCTTCGTCCGAGACGACACGCACCAGGGAGCGCATTGCCTCGGTCTTGTTGCGCTCCGCCAGGTCGGGGCGCTTCCTGCCGCGATTCGCCTCGCCGATCTTGCGGCGCCGCTCAAGTTCTTTCTCGCTGACCTGCGGACTATCCATGGCCCATACATTACCAGGGTGGTGGTCTGATGTCATTCGACGATGCCGCCATCCGCGACATGATGGACCGGATCGCCAGTCACGCGATGACCCTCGGCCTGTTCGACACGGTGAACAAGCACGAGCCGAAATCGCCGCCGGGAAACGGCCTGTCCTGCGCGGTCTGGATCCAGTCGATCCGCCCGGTGCGCAGCTCCGGGCTGAGCGTCACCAGCGGCAACGTCACCTTCCACGTGCGCATCTACGGCGGGATGCTGACCGAGCCGCAGGACGACATCGACCCGAACATGATGTCGGCGGCCACTGCCCTGATGGCCGCCTACAGCGGCGACTTCGACCTGGGCGCCACGGTGCGGTCGATCGACCTGCTCGGCATGGACCGCGATCCGCTGTTCGCGCAGGCGGGCTACCTGACCATCAGCCAGAAGATGTTCCGGGTGATGGTGATCACCCTTCCCGTAATAGTCAACGACATGTTCGCACAGGCAGGCTGAAATGGCGAAAGTAAGCGGATTGGGCGATAACTTCTACATAGCTGGCGTGGACATTTCGGGTGACGTCAACAGCCTCAGCCAGATCAGCTGCCCGGGTGCGGTGCAGGACGCCACCGACATCACCCAGAGCGCCACCGCGCGCCTGGAACTGCTGAACGACGGCGCCCTCGACTTCAACGTCTTCTTCGACACCGGCCCGGCCGGGACCACGGGCGAGCACGCCGTGCTGTCCCAGCTGCCCTATGCCGACTCAATGGCCAGTTACTACCGGGGCACTGCCCTGGGCAGCCCGGCCGCCTCGATCAACGCCAAGCAGCTCAACTACGACTGGACCCGCGCCACCGATGGCTCGCTGATGGGGGCGGTCAGCTTGCAGGCCAACGGCTTCGGGCTGGAGTGGGGCCTGCAGCTGACCCCGGGCAAGCGCACTGACACCGGGGCTACGGCGGCATCGGCGGCCAACTCGGTCGATACGGCCGCCTCGCTGGCCTTCGGCGCGCAGATGTACGTGCACCTGTTCGCCTTTACTGGCACGTCGGTGACGATCGCGCTGTGGGACTCTGCCGACAACAGCACCTTCGCCGCCGTGGCCGGAATGACCACCACCGCGCTGACGGCGGCCCCGGCAGCGCAACGGGTGGCCATCTCCAACACCTCGACGCTGCGCCGCTACCTGGCCGTGGCCACCACCGGCACATTTAGCAATGCTCAATTTGCCGTCATGGTCAACAAAAACCCCGTGGCTGGAGTTATTTTCTGATGCGCGTCGAGCACACGCCGTTCCGGATCCAGCCCGCGCTGCCGGTGCAGGCCTACAAGACCTACCAAGTGCTCAGCCCGCCGTACCCGGTCAGCTGCGCCCAGGCGGCCTGCGAGGCCTACCTGCACGGCTGGAGAACGGTCGTGGACGAGCGAACCGACCTCGGCCAAGCCCAGGCGCACTACATCCGCACCGGGGCCGGACGGGGCTTCACCGAGGCCCGCAACGAGGCCGGGCTGACCGAGTTCACCTTCGCCGCCGGGCAGCGCTGCTTCGGCCAGCACCGGATGCCCCAGGAGGGCGCCGAACGCTTCCTGGTGCGTCCTGGCGACTGGCGCGGCATCACCGGCCCGGTCCGCGAGCACACCCGGGCGCAATTCTGGGTTGAGGACTTTGCCGAGCACCTCGACCGGCTCAACACAGCCATTGAAAGGGGCTGATTCCATTGGCAAAGAGCACGGGCCTTTCCTGGACCACGTTCTCTGTCGGGGACGCCAGCAATGCGGCCACCGACATTCGCAATGACTGCACCGACATCCAGATCAGCACGCCCCGTGCGGTGCAGGACGTCACCGGCCTGGACAAGGCGGCCAACGAGCGGCTGCTGGTGCTGGCCGACTACTCGGTCACCGTCAACGGCGTCTTCAACCCGGCTGGGGCGCACCTGATCTTTTCCACAGTGGCATCCACATCGGTGAACCGCGCCGTGCTGCTGACCACCAATGGCAAGAACCTGAACATGGGCGCCACCGGGGCGGGCAACGGCGCGGTGATCTTCACCGACTACCAGGTCACTCGCGCGGCGACCGGCGAGCTGACCACCAGCGCGCCCGGCCAGCTCGCGAACGGCGCCGTGCCCACCTGGAGCTGACCCGTGGCTGGTTACCGCAAGAAGCCGAAGACCTACACCCTGACCTGGGCCGAGGACCACGAGTACCACGGCCTGGAGGTGTCGCTGAAGGGCCTGACGGTGGCGAAGATGCTGGACATCGGGCGCAGCGCCTCGGCGGTCACCACCGACGCCCAGGGCACGCTCACCGAGGGCACCGATGAGACCCGGGACATGTTCGAGACGTTTGCCTCCTGCCTGGTGCGCTGGAACCTCGAAACCGAGGACGGCGAGCCGGTC